ATGGCCTGTTTATACCCCAAAACAGCTCGATAAGTCATGATCAGGCTGGTTCAAGTCATGATTGATACACCATCGGCTGAAATCGTCTCAGATCGGCCCACATCGGTTTTTTCGCCGGTAACAGCTCCACGAATCCACTCACCGCTCAATGATTTGCCATCACGCGGCTTTGAATTGATTGATTTCGCTGATCAAATCTTTCCCGATGGCTTTATGCCGTGGCAAAAGTGGTTGGCCGAGCACTCGCTCAAGATGAAACCCGATGGGAGGTATCACCATCCCATTTCGGTTGCGACTGTTGCCAGACAAAATGGCAAAAGTACCTACATGATGGCCAGAATCCTCATGGGCTTGTTTCATTGGGATGAGTCGCTTCAAGTTTCCACAGCTCACAGATTGGTGACATCGCTTGAGCAATTTCGGGCAATCGTGCAGATCATTGAGGAAAATGCCGATTTGGCCAATCAGGTCAAGCGCATCCGCTGGCAACATGGTGCCGAGGAAATTCAAACAATCACCGGCAATCGCTTCATCATCAAAGCCGGTGGATCGGCAGCTCGTGGATTGTCAAAACCCGAAACCATCCACATGGATGAAATCCGAGAGCTACACGACATGGAAACTTTTGCAGCTATGCGCTACACCTTGATGGCGGCAAAAAATCCACAGGTCAATTGCTTTTCCTCAGCTGGTGATTCTCACTCGGTTGTTTTGAATCTTTTGCGCGAAAGAGGATTGGCCGCAGCTAGTGGCGCATCCGATGATGTGGGCTATTTTGAGTGGTCGGCTCCAACCGATGAGATTTCATTGGAAAACGCGGCTTTTGCTAATCCGGGCCTTGGCATAACAATCCACCCGGATAACATCCGAGCGGTTTTCAATGATCCTCCCGATGTTGTAATGACAGAGGTTTTGAATCGATGGGTTCAGACAATCTCAAGCGTGGTGGGTGCCAAAGAGTGGCAAGAGTGTGGCGATGAGTCGATTGACCTCGATGAGGACAAGCTCACATGGATGGCCATTGACATTTCACCGGACAGAAAACACGCGGCCCTCGTGGCCGCACAAAAGCTCGGTTCGGAGTCATTTGTCGTGAAGCTGTTACATACATGGGAAAACACGATCCAGCTCGATGATCGGGCAATTGCCAACGATGCTGCCTCGTATTGCCGCAAATACCCAATTGAGTATTTGTTGTACTCACGGCGCACATCGGGAGCTGTTGCAGCGCGTATGCAGCCAGCCGGTATCCCAATCCATGACATGGACAGCGATTATCCGCAAGCTTGTGATGAGCTTTTGGGTGCAATCAATTCGGGTCGGTTAAAACACAGAAATCAATCATCGCTGACAGAGCAAATTCTTTCAGCTGTGCAATTGCGCCGTGGTGATGGTGGATGGGTCATTGGAAGGCGTGCCAGCGGCACAGCTGTTTGTGCAGCCGTAGCAGCCGCGCTTGTCACACACTTTGCGACACGCCCAGAAACCGAAATAGACATTTTGGTGGGTTGATGCTTGACATTTTGAGAAAATCCTCCCATGGGATTATTCGATCGAAAGCGCACCATTGAAACTGTCGCTGTTCAGCGCGGTGCTGATGTAGCTGCACAAATTGGGCCAGCTCCAACGCTGGATGCATTTTTCCCATTTGGTGGAGCTGATTACATTGCAAGCCGCGAGGAGGCAATGAGTGTGCCGGCGATAGCTCGTGCACGCAACATGATTTGTAATTCGATCGCGACAATTCCGATGATTACACGCGATAAAACAACAGGCCAGATTGTTGATCAACCTGTTGTGATTTCCGATCCGGACAAGCGAGTACCAGGAGCAGCATCATGGGTGTGGGCGTGCGAGGATTTACTATTCACGGGATTCTCGTATTTTCAAATCATTGATCTTTTTGCTGATACAGGCCGCGTGCGCCAAATGTGGCGCGTTGCTCCAAATCGCGTTGGTGTTTTCCTAAATTCAATTGGAACACAGATTGAGTATTACACAGTCGATGGAACTCGTGTGCCAATGACTGGTGTTGGCTCGCTTGTTGTGTTTTATGGTAACGATGAAGGATTATTGAATCGCGCTGGTCGCACAATCCGTGCTGGTGCAGAGCTTGAGAGAGCAGCTGCAATGTACGCAAAAGAGCCGGTGCCATCGATGGTTTTGAAATCAAATGGCACAGCGTTACCAGCTGATCGCATTGCAAAATTGCTTGATGCATGGGGCACAGCTCGCAGAAATCGCGGAACCGCGTTTCTCAATGCTGATGTTGAATTGACAACAGTTGGATTTTCACCAGAGCAAATTGGCCTCAATACAGCTCGCGAACACATTGCAACCGAATTAGCACGCGCCGTGGGTATTCCGGCTTACTTTATTGATGCGCCGACTGGATCATCCATGACTTATGCAAACGCCCAAACGGCGCGTCAAACTCTTTTGGATTTCTCGCTGCTCCCGCTGATGAACAGCTTGACCAGCCGTTTATCAATGCCAGATTTCACGCCATCAACACAGCGCGTGGAATTTGATCTCAAGGCGTATTTGCGCGGATCAGAGAAAGAGCGTGCAGAGATTTACAAGATTTTATTTGACATCGGAGCAATCACAACCGATGAAATCAGACAAATGGAGGACATGATCCAATGAAGCTAACAACACCAATGCAGATTACGGCAGCTGATTCAAATGAACGCACAATCAGCGGTCGCATCGTTGCTTTCAATGAGCACGCAAATGCATCAACCGGAAAGGTTGTTTTTGCTCGTGGATCAATTCAGCCACAAGATGTTTTTCTTAACCTTGAGCATGACAACACACGCAGGATTGGAAAAAGCATCGCCATGAGCGTGAACGATAAGGAAATGACAGCTACATTTAAAATCGCTAACACCACAGCCGGAACAGATGCATTGACAGAGGCGATGGAAGGCCTACGCGATGGATTCTCAATTGAGTTAGCTGTGGACAATTACGAAATGCAAAAAGACGGCACAATGAAGGTCATCAATGGCCAGCTCACAGCCGTTGCATTGGTTACAGAGCCGGCTGTTCGATCAGCTCGTGTCTCAGAGGTAGCCGCATCAGAGGATTCTGAAACTCACGAAGTATCAGATACAACAAACCCAAATGAAGGAGACAAAGTGGAAAACACTACCGAACAAGTCACCGCTCCTGCCGTTGAACCGGTAGCAGCTCCAGAAGTCGCCGCACCAGTACAGGCATCGCGCCCGGCTTACTACACAGCACCACGCTCACCAATCGTGGACAAGGTTTCATACCTTGAGCACTACCTCAAGGCAAGCATTTTGCATGATGAGGATTCACGCCAGTATGTCAAGGCAGCTGACAACACAACATCAACAGCTCCCGGCATGATCCCAACACCACAGAGCACAAATGTGATCAACGCACTTGCAAACGCTGACAGAGGCATGATCGATGCGATCAGCCGCGAAAGCCTAGTGAGCGAAGGCATGACATTTGAGATTCCAAAAATTTCCGCTGTGCCAACAGTCGATCAAATCGACGAAGGCGATGCAATCACAGAGTCATCACTATCAGCAACATTTCTTTCTGTTTCTGTCAAGCCTTTCAAAGGCCGCGCAATTTCAACAGTCGAATTGATCGACCGCAGCCGACCAGAGTATTTGACAGCTTTGCTCCAGAATCTCGAATTCGCTTATGCAAAGGAAACAGATGCTTATGTAACAGCAGCTATTCAGGCAGCAGCTAACACAACAGCACAGTCAGCAAACACAGCAGCCGGATTCCTTGGATACACATCAAAGGCCGTTGCAAATGTTTATGGCGCATCACTTGGATTTGCTCGCTCACTTGTAGTTTCACCAACACAGTGGGGAAACATCATGGGATACAACGACAATGGAGCACCGCTTTACAACGCGGCAAATCCATCAAACCAAGCTGGAAATGTTGGAAATGGCTCATTGCGCGGTGTAGTTTCACCGGGTCTAAACCTCCATGTCTCACGCTCAATTGGTGTAGCTGGATCAACAACAGCTGAAGGCGATCTTTCAATGGTTGTCATCAACCCAGATTCATACACATGGTACGAAAGCCCACGCTTTACGCTACGCACCAATGTAAATTCAGATGGAACAATTGACATCCTGTATTACGGCTATGGCGCACTAGCAACCAAGGTTGCAAATGGCGCAACATGGAACAACCTCGCATAAATAACTCATAATCGGTAGCGGTCGCTCCCGAACGCTACTGACACGAAAGGAACCGAGATGCC